GTTCCCACCTCAGCGAGCGCAACCTGAATCAAACGCGGCAATGTGCCTTGTGGAAATGTCATGAGAGCAAAAGAGCCGCTTCATCAGCTGTAATGCCTAATTTCTCAAGCAATGCAGCCTTTTCAACAGTTTTTGCTGTTTCGGCTTGTAAACGAGCATTTGCAGATTCTGCTCGTAATTTCAAACGATCATTTTTTTCTGCTTCCAATTCATCAATTTCTGTTACTGTCAAATCGACATTTGAAATTTCATTTGTTTCAACATTGTGAATAATTTTTTGCATTATGCACCCCATAAAACGTAGTTTCCAGCTGCAAAAGTTGCACCTGTAATGTTTGTAAATTGTATTGAAGAAACTGCCTCTGCTACCTTGTAAATACCCATCCATTGAGAAATTGCAGTCCTCGCTGTACCGCTTGCATCCCAACGATAAGTGAACAAACCTTCGACTGTTGTAAAGCCAGTTGATTTACAATTTGTGAATCTTATTCTGTAATGATTTGTAGTTTGTGCACTATCTTGGTAGGCATCCATTGGATCAAAACGGCTATCAGTTAAAGAAAACTTTATTGCTGGCTCATTTGCATCATGGCTGGCGGTTGCTCTGTTTGTTGCTGCATTGTATTCATAATTTGAACCAGAGTTTGAGTTAATTCTAATACCAATAATGTCATCAGCACTAAGATTGATTGCATTGACTCTTAATTCCAAAAAATCATAAGATGATAATGAAGTCAAGGAAAGTTCAGATCCACTTGTAAGAGTTCCAGATGCAATTTGAGCTATTGCCAATGATCCAGCAGGTGTAGACCATGATGGAACACCACCAGCAACAGTCAAAACTTGACCAGTTGTGCCAATACCCAATCGCGCCGGTGTTGATCCGCTCGATGAATAGATTGTGTCACCTGTTGTGGTCATTGGATTGGTCATGCCAGCTGAATCAGCTGCCCACACAAAATCCATGTCGGCATTGGTGTTTTTCTTTAATACCTGACCTGTTGTGCCGCCTTTGAGATCGGCCAACGATGTATCAACCGCCTGACCAAATACCTCAAAATCAGCCGGCAGCTGGGAGACCAAATCTGTGTTGGTCGGCATTTGCCAATTGAAATTACTCGTTGGATTACTCATTTTTGCTCCTTACGCCACAATCGTGGCATTGATCCAATCCAAAGTTGGATTGATTGTGCTCCATGTTTCAACCACCGGCACATCGTTCCATCGCATGGCTTGCAATGAAAATGAGATCGGTGAAACGATCATTGAAAGACTTATCTGATTGTATCGGGCAGAAAATGTCCAACCTTCAACAAAACCCAAATAATCGCCGGAATTCATATTTAATGGCAAATCGGCAATTTCAACCGGCATCCCCATGAAAACATTGATTAAGGCATCGCGGTCAATGTCATCAAGCTCGGGATTGGTCAGCTCAAATGTGATGTTATTGAAATTAAATCGTGGATAAGCTCTCAGCTCCAAATAAAAATCGGCCTGATCCTGTGCATCCGCTTGATGCTTAATTGTCGTGGTGAAAATTTGAGCCAATTGACCATATAAGCCCACCGATGCGGTATCGATTGCGCTGACCTCAAGATTCGATGTGTTGCCATATCTCAGCGTGATTGTGTTTCGAACATCGCCTGTGCGAGATTGGATGCTCAAGCCTGATGCCAAAGCGTGGTTGGCTGTGAGTTCAACATATCCATTGGCCGCCAAATAATTCGTGCGGTGAGTACTGTCTGCATATCCAATTTGGCCCGTTGGAGATTCGTAGAGGTATCCCAATCCAGATGTTGCTAAAGCTGAAACTAATGAATAAACATCAATGGTGGATGATCCACGATTTTCCAGTTCATAATTTCCCGGACGATCGATTTCACCCAATCCGGTGTTTTCTGCATCTTGCCATTGAACGGCTGGATCATAGGTTGCCCATGTGAGCGCTCCCGGCACTTCCTCCCACGATGCAAATAAAACTTCACTCAAAATTGTGAAAATCTGATCGCCATCAAAATCATCTTGCAAAACGCCTTCGGTCAATGCTTTTGGCAATCTAGCCAATGCACCTAATGCAATGATGTTGATGCGCTGTGCGTAATCAACCGAGCCAACCTCAGCGACCGAAATGCCCACATCAACAACCGATCCGCCAAAGATCGGCACAAATGTATTTGTCGAATCTTTCAGCTCAATTGTGATGGCTTGATTAATCGCAATGGCCACATTGGATTGATCAAGGTTAATGATTTCAAGATTGGTGTATCCGGCCTGTGCTTGCTCATAAATGTTTGTGCGACCGCTCGTAATTGTTAGATTGGCCAAAATAGCGGTTTGATATTGCACACCGCCAATAGTCACACGCCATACAGGATTAAAAATGGTCATACAGCAACCAAATTGCCAGCACCACCCGTGCCGCGATAAAACGAATCATTTATGATGTTGTAAATCTCTCGTGCTGTGCCTTCTTTATCAAATGCACCCGAAACATTGATATTGTAAGTTGCGCCGCTCGTAGCAGCTTCACCTCGTCTAAATCGTCCAGCGTTAAATGAACCATTGACAATGTTACTCGCCGCGGCTGCCGCTGCGGCCGATGCCGCAACATTTGCGATGCTCGTAGTAGTAGTCGCACCACCGGTTACTGCACCGCCTGTCGTTGATGAACTAGCCGGTGTAAAACCACTTGGCAATGAGGCAGCCGGCACCGAAATTCCAGCCGTGGTGCTCGTGCCCGTTGATGAGCCAATTTTGCCAATGGGTGCAATGTCGGCACCGGGTTTTACGATGTTGATACCACGGATTGCAATATTGACAAGATCAATTGCCGTATTGACTAATCCACGCAATGCGCCGACCACATTAGCCATGATGTTGAGCACTACGCTGGCAAGATCACCAATAACGCTAAACACTTTACCAATTACTGTTCCAATGACCGGTGCTGCCGCTTTGACCACATCAAAAAATGCTTGAAATTCATCCTTGTTTTCAATAACTGTGTTTTTGATTTTATCGAAAGCTGACCTTAAACCTTCAAAAATCGGTTGCACAAAACCTTTGATTCCATCGGCCAATGTGGTCAAAGTGCCATCTAGGCCGTCCTTTTTTGACCCAAATGCTCCGGCAACCTTTTCAATGATTGGAATAACTTTGTCCGAAAACAATGTGGCCAATTCCAAAACGATTGGTAACAAAGCTTGGCCGATTGTCGTTTTTGCGTTTTCTAATTGAGCTGTGAGGATGCGTGTTTTGTTCGCCAATCCATCGCTTGTGCGTTCAAAATCGCCTTGAGCTGCGCTTGTCTGTTGATAAATCAAAGCTTGAGCTGCAAGCACCTTTTGTTGTGGCGTAAGCGCATTTTTGGTGGTGCTGATAATGCCAAGCTCTAATGCAGCTTGCTTCAATGAGGCATCATCAAGCAAAACGCCATATTGGCGCAATGGCTCAGCTTCGCCACGCAAGGCCGATCCAATAGCGTTGATCGCTTGTTCTGGTGATGTGTTATTGAAAGAGGCTAGATCAGATGCAAGTTTTACAAAGTCAGTTGAAAATGTAGCCAAATCCTTGCCGCTAAGACCGGCAGATTTTCCAAATGTTGCAAATGTTGCAGCCGCATCCAATGCCTGTTGCTTTGTTTGTCCGAGCGATGTAGCTGCGCCTTCGGCAAATCTTTCGATGTCTTTTGCTGTGTCACCAAATAGCACATTGACTTTGGAGATTGTTTCGCCTAGATCGCTAGCAGCTTTGACAGCATCCACACCGATTTTGACGGCCATGGCACCGGCTGCGGCAGCTGCGGCAGCAAAAGCTAATGCCGCCTTTTTGCTGAAATCACCAATCTTGCCGGCAAATCCATCAACATCCTTTGAGCCAACATTAAGACTCTTTTTGAGTTCATCGACATCGGCAAGAATCGAAAGCTTGAGCGTTCTTGATTGACCGGCCATCACCACTCCTTCAAAATCTTAGAAAATGCATTTTCCCATTGAGAGATGATATGTGGCTGCTCGGCACGCAAGGTTGGATAGATAAAATATCCGGCTGATCCACCGCGCGGCCCACGACCTGACCAAATTGGAAATTGCTTGAATTTTTGTGAGCCAAATTCATAGCCGCCCCAAAGCTGTTGAGTTGTACCGCCACCGCTAAATTTTTGAGAGACAAAGCCAAATGAAATCTCACCGACTTTTGATGACTTGCTTACACGCGATCCTTGAGCAATTTTGCTAGCTGCTCGATTTGGTCGGCCGGCTGCGGCTGAAATGATTTTGGATTGCACATAAGTGGCCAACCCATTTGAAACAGCTTTGGCTTCGGCCACGGCCGTTTCATCCATAGCCTTGAAAGCTCGGATGATGCCGCGCAAATCACTCTTGTCATAAGTGATTGGATCAGCTGCCATTTTTTGTCCTCAGTATCTCAAAAGCGGTTAAAACATCCTCAGCGGTTTGAAACTCTGATCGAGACAATCCTGTATGGATAGCCAATTCCCAAATGATCCGGTTTATTGATCCGGACTCGTAGCTTTTGGGTTTTCGGTTTCTCCCATACTTATGTTTGTCACAGTTTCGCACCACACTTCAAAAGGCTTGACAGTTTTACCGGCTGCCTCGCGCTTCATTGCGTGATATGCCAAAAACATCAAATCAGCTATGCCCAATCGCTCGGACACTTGCTGGATTGTGTTTCCGGTTTTGTTTTCCCATTTCATCCACTCCGGTGGGAGCGCGGTATAAGTCGCGCTCTCCCCGGTAGCGAATTCAATTGTGATTGGTAGTTTCATGCTCCCGATTTCCTTTCACTATGCCAATGTAGGTGTGGTCACACA